GCCCGGCGACGGCATGGGGCGCGTCGAGGAGACGGCCCGCTGCAACTGCGACCTGGACTACGAACGAGAGGGGGGCTGACCGTGCCCCGCACCAAGGAGTGCAAGGCCCGCATCAAGGCCGCCGGCCCCGCTGACGGCCTGGAGATCGGCCAGTTTCGCGCGCTGGTCAGCGTGTTCGGCAACCAGGACTCGATGGGCGACGTCGTCGCCCCCGGCGCGTTCACCGACGTCCTCGCCCAGTGGAAGGCGTCCGGCGACCCCATCCCCGTGCTGTGGGCGCACAAGTGGAGCGACCCGTTCAGTCACCTCGGCCGCGTCCTGGAGGCCACCGAGACCGCCGACGGCCTGGAAATCCTCGGCCAGATCGACGACCTCGACACCAACCCGACCGCCAAGCACGTGCACGGCCTGCTGACCGGCCGCCGCGTCAAGCAGTTCTCCTTCGCGTACGACGTCGGCGAGGGCGGCTGGATCGAGACCGACGACACCGACACCTACCCGTGGGGCGAGTATTACGAGATCCGCCGGTTCTCCGCCCTGTACGAGGTCGGCCCGTGCCTGGTCGGCGCGAACCAGGAGACCGAGCTGCTGGCGGCCAAGGCCGCCGACCTCGCCCGCGGCGTGAAGGAAGGCCGCGTCCTGGCGCAGGCCCACTACGACCGCTTGACCGCCGCACACGCGGCGATCGGCGAAGTCCTCGCCGCCGCGGAGCCGGCCAAGACCCGGCGCACCCCGAAGACTTCCGTGCCCCCCGCCGCTACGGCCGCGGGCACGGCCACCCCCGAGCAGCAGACCGGCCAGCCGCCGGCCGACCCGACCGCCACCACCGACAAGGTGCCCGCGAAGTCGACGGCTCTCACGCCCGCCCAGGTCGCCGCATGGGCCGACATCACCAACCTGACCATGGAGAGTGCATCATGACGCTGCGCGAGCAGCTGAAGGCGGCCCTGGCCCGAGCGGCAGAGATCGCCCAGGCCGCCAAGGCGGACAGCCGCGACTTCACCGAGGACGAGGTCAAGGAGATCGCCGACCTCAAGGCGAAGGTCACCGACCTGACCGCGAAGGTCGAGGCGGCCGACGCCGCCCAGGCCGCTGCCGACGAGATGGCCGGGAAGGCGGCAGCGGGCGACGGCAAGCCCGCGCCGGTCCTGACCGGCGTCAAGGACCGCCAGGAGCTCGCCGACCTCAGCACGTTCGGCGAGCAGTACGTCAAGTCCGAGGCCTACATCGCCTGGCGCAAGTCCGCGGGGACCGGCTTCGGCAACGGCACCCCGATCAGCATCCCCACCGTGAAGGCCGGCAGCCTGAAGGCCTTCGTGCGCGGTGTCCGCGCCGGCCGCCGCGCGGTCAAGGCGGACCCGGACCCGCTGCAGGTCGGCCTCGGTCACGTGCAGAACATCCGCCTGCCCACGGTGGACCTCACCACCCCGCCGCAGCTGACGCTGCTGGACCTGATCGACACCTCCGGCCACATCGACGGGCCCAGCTTCGAGTACCTGCAGATCACGTCCGTCACCCGCAACGCGGCGATCGTCCCGGACGAGATCATGCCGGACGACACCACGGTCAAGCCCCTGTCGACCCTGTCGACAAACCTGGCCACCGCGAAGGTCTACACCTACGCGGACGGCTACACCGTGACCAACCAGATGCTCGCCGACGCGTCCGGCCTGGCCACCTACATGAACGCCAACCTCGGCACGAACATCAACGCCGTGGTGGAGGACATGATCCTCAACGGCACCGGCACCGACGGCGAGCCGTTCGGGATCATGCACACCACCGGCGTGCAGGCCCAGGCGTTCGACACCGACATGGTCGCCACCATCCGGAAGGGCATCACGAAGCTGCTGAAGATCAAGTCCCCGATCACGGGCGTCGCCGTGTCCCCGGAGGACGACGAGGCCTTCGACTTGATGAAGGACGCCGAGGGCCGCTACCTCGGCCAGGGCCCCTGGTCGTCCGGGCCCGGCACGATCTGGGGCCGCCCGCGGGTCGTCTCCGACCGCATCCCGCAGGGCACCGCCGTCCTCGGCAACTGGGCCACCGTGTCCCTCATGGACCGCGAGGGCCTGTCCGTGCTGGCGTTCAACCAGCACGCCGACTACGCCCGCCGCAACCTCACCTACGTCCGCGGCGAGCTCCGCGCGGCACAGGCCATCTGGAAGCCCGCGCAGCTGTGCGTGGCGACCCTCACGGAGGCGTGATCGAGGATGCCGACGCACAAGATGCTCACGATCAACGGGATCCGGGTGCGGCCGGAGGACGCGCACCGCTACCGCCAGACGCCCGATCCCGAACCGGCCCCGGCCGCCCCCGCCGCGGACGGGTCGGCCGCGGTCCCGGCCGACCCGTTCGACCCGTCCGCGGCGACCGCCGAGCAGGTCCTGACGTACCTCGGCACGGTCGGCGCGGCCGAGGCCGCGCGGGTCCTGGACGCCGAGGCCGCCGGGAAGAACCGGGTCGGCATCACGTCCAAGCGCGCGCCGCTGCTCGCCGCGGCCGCCGACCGCGACGAGGACGGTGGCGAGGGCGGTGGCGACGGTGGCCCTGCCACCTGAGCCGTACCTCGCCGACCCGGCCGCCCTCGCGGTGTGGCTCGGGGTGCCCGCGGACGACCCGAAGCTGCTCGCCGCCCTGTCGGCGGCGAGCACGCGGTTCGCGGGCGCCGTGCGGCACCCCGTCCGGGCCGTGCTCGGCGACACCACGACGCTGTACGGGGACTGCACGGACCGGCTGCTGCTGCCGGCAGCCCCCGTGATCGCGGTCGCCTCGGTCACCGTGGACGGCACCGCCCTGACCGCGGGCACGGACTACAAGGTCCGCCGCGACGCCGGCGTCCTGCGGCGCATGGGCGACGTGTGGCCGGACTGGGCGGAGGTCGACGTCGTCTGGGACCACGGGTACGACCCGATCCCCGACGACGTCCAGGAGGTCGTCATCGACCAGGCCCGCGTCGGCTACCGGGTGCAGCCCGGCGTGCAGACCGTGCAGGCCGGCGGCGAGGCCATCACCTACGGCGCGCAGGCCGCGGTCGGCGTGACCGCCCAGTGGACTGCCGCCGTCGACAAGTACCGACTCAACCGAGGGGATTCCTCGTGACCAGCAAGTACGTGAACCTCAGCGCCCTCGCGGACGGCGAGACCGCGCCCGCCGGGCAGACCGTCGCCGACCTGGTGGTGGTCTCCGGCAGCACCGGCGAGGTGGTGGCCTGGGCCGACATCACCGGCAAGCCCGCCACGTTCGCGCCGGCCATCGGCGCCACCTCGACCACCGCCGTCGCCGGCAACGACCCGCGCCTGTCGGTCGGGGCCGCCGGCACCGCCACCGTGCGGGCGCTCGGCACCACCGCCACCACGGCGTGCGCCGGCGACGACGCCCGCCTGATGACCGGCGACGCCACCGCCATCGCCGACCAGGCGACGGACTTCGCGGACCTCGCCGCCGTCACCACCGCGTACAACGCGCTGCTCGCCGAGCTGCGCGACCGCGGCGTCCTCGCCGCCTCCTGATGTTCGACCAGACCGTCACGCGGGTGCGGGCGGGCACGCGCAAGGACCGCGCCGGCAACACCGTCCCGGACTGGGATCTGGCCGAGCGGACCGAGATCGGCCGCCTGTCCGTGCAGCCGACCGTGCAGCAGGAGACCTCGACCGCCGACCGGCCTGCCCGGGTCGTCACCGGCTGGCACGTCCTGTCCGAGCCCGGCACCGCACCGGACGTCCGGGCGGACGACCGGATCGAGTTCGGCGACCTGACGTGCGAGGTCATCGGCGAGGTCGCCGCCTGGCCGGACCCGCTCGACGGCGGCACCCACCACGTGGAGTGGACCATGCAGCGCATCACCGGATAGGAGGTGGCCGCCGTGCTGGAACGGTTCGAGCTGGACAGCCGCGGGGTCCGCGAGATCCTGCGGTCGCAGGAGATCCACACCATGGTCAACAGCTTCGCCGGGCAGCTGTCGCTCGCGGTGCGGGCGCACCTGCCGGCGGACGCGCAGGGCACACCTGTCGTGGTCCGCCCGTACACCACCGACCGCGGCGCCGCGAGCGTCACGGTGCAGGACGTGCGGGCGATGGCGTGGCAGGCCCGCGACGGGATCCTGACCCGGGCCGCCGGCCAGCTGGGCGCAGAGATCCGCGCCTGGGGGTCCTGATGCCCCGCCCTCTGGTGGTGTTCGGCGACGTCCAGGCCGCCGCCGCCGACGCGCTCAGGACCGCCCTGGGCGGCCGCTCCGAGGCCTACGCGGCAGGCGCCCAGGTGGGCACCCTGGTACCGGGCGACCGGTCCCCGGAGACGCCGCACCTGCCGTACGTCCTGGTCGCCAAGGACACCGACCTGCCGCACCCGAGCATGGCCAACGCCCGGGTCACGCTGCGGGTCACGGTCTGGCACATGGACGCCGACCAGGCGCACGATCTGGCGATGCTCTGCCAGGGCCTGCTGCTCATCCACTCCGGCCCGGTCATCCGCGGCTGCCGTCCGGCCACCGGCCCGCTGCCGGCCCGCGACGAGTCCGGCGTCGACCTCTCGACGCTGACGGTGACCGCCAACGTCAGGCCCACCGTGCTCACGGCCTGATCATCACCGCTGAACCGCGACGCCTCTCCCAGCACCACCGACACCGAAGGAGGCGCCATGTCCGGCGACCCCACCAAGGCGAATCTCTGGACCGACGCCGACGTGTACGTGTCCACCAACCTCGACGCCGCCCTGCCCGCCGACGCCAACGAGGCGTTCGGCGCGGACTGGAACCTGGTCGGCCTGCTCGACGGCGACGATGGCTTCCCCGAGACCCGCGACGAGGACACCAACGACCTCTTCGCCTGGGGCGGCATCCTCGTCCGCACCTCCCGCCAGCACTTCAAGCTCACGAAGTCGTTCACGGCGCTGGAGGACAACGACACCACCTTCGCGCTGATCTGGCCCGGCTCGACCAAGACCAAGATCAAGGTCCCGCGGCCGGCACGGGTGAAGATCGGCTTCGAGGTCCGCGAAGGCGACAAGACCCGCCGCCTGATCAGCAGCCTGTACGCCGAGTGCTCCCTCGACGGCGACCACGGCGAGAACGAGACCGACCTCGAAAGCGCCACGATCGCGTGCGTGATCTTCCCGACCGCGGACGGCGACCTGTTCGACCGCCAGTCCACCCCGGTCCTGCAGTCCATCGAGGTCGCCCCGGCGACGCTCGGCGTGGACGTCGGCGAGATCGGCGCCCTCACCGCGACCGCCACGTACGACGACGAGTCCACCGCAGACGTCACCGCGGACGCGTCCTGGTCCAGCTCGGCCACCGGCACGGCCACGGTCACCGCCGGATTCGTGACCGGCGTCGCCGCAGGCGAGGCCACCGTGACCGCCTCCTACGGGAGCCAGACGGACACCTGCACCGTCACCGTCACCGCCCCCTGACAGCCACCGGGGCGCGGTGTTCGTCGCGGTTCGGCCGCGCCCCGGTGCACCACCCCACCGCGACACCACCGCGACAGGAGCCACACGCCGTGCTGACGTTCAGCAAAGAAGAGATCCACGACAAGGCCGTGTACTTCGGCTACGACCCTGCGGCCCTGACGCCGCAGCAACTGGCCAAGATCAAGGTGATGTTGGCAGAGGAGCATCGCGCCGCTGGACTGGCCGGGCCGGACGACGGCCCGTACATCGGCGGCCAGATCACGATCCGGCCCGGCCACAGCATCGAGCTCGACGGCAAGCCGCTGCCTGCCGCGAAGGGGGCGGTGGAGATCACCGTCAGCGACGACCCCGCCATGCCGTCCACCGTTCGCCTGACGCTGCTCGCCCACACCGTCCAGACCATCAAGGAGTCCTGAGCATGCCCACCCCTCGAACCGCGACCCGCCCTGACGACCACCCGTTCGACTTCAACCTCAACGCCGTCGAGGCCGAGACGGAGCTGCGTCCATTCGTCTTCCTGTGGGCCGGCAAGGACAACCCGAACCGGCGCCTGGCCATCCAGCACCTCGACAGCCTCGACACCTGGCCGGTGATGGCGAAGGCCACCGGCGGGGACCTGGACGCCATGCTCGCCATGTTCGAGGTGGGGATGACCCCCGAGGACTGGAAGGCCTTCCGGGCCACCCCGATGCCGCGGTACAAGCTGCAGGCGCTGTTCAGGGCCTACCGCGAGCACTGCGGTGTGGGGCTGGGGGAATCGCAGGCCTCGTCCGGCTCCTGAGCGAGCACGGCGAGGCTGTCGAGGCCGACCTCCGCGAGCACTACGGCGTACGGCTGGGCGACCTGTTCCGGCGGGACGCTGCCGGGTGCCGGCTGCTGACGTGGCGGGAGCTAGGGGTGCTGGTGCGGCAGCTCCCGCCGGGCGCGCGCACGCGCCTCGCGCAGGGCGACTCGGACGGGCTGTGGGGGCTGGCCGAGCACCTGACCGCGCTCCTCATCGATGAGGTGCGGGCGGGCAACTGGCAGCGCGCCAACGCCGGCGCGCGGAAGGGCCAGCAGACCCGGCGCCCGCGGCCCATCGACCGCCCCGGCACCGGCCGCCGCCGGGCCGACAAGAACAGCCCGGAGCGGCAGGCCAAGCGGGCGGACGCCCGGCGAAGGGCGGCCGAGCGGCGGGCCGCGATCGCCCGTGGAGACATCACGTAGCAGCGCACCGAAGGGGGTGACCCATGCCGAACGTCGGGTACGCCACCTTGCAGGTCATCCCCTCGGTGCGCGGGATCGCGAACGAGCTGCGGCAGCAGCTGGTCGGCCCGGCAGAGCAGGCCGGCGACCGGGCCGGCGAGGGCGCCGGCGGCGGCTTCAGCGACGCCTTCAAGGGCGCGCTGGCCGCGCTCTCCGTCGAGGCCATCGCGGAGAAGGCCGGCGAGGTCTTCACCGAGGCCTTCACCTCGGCGATCGAGCAGGGCGACGTCACCAAGCACCTCAAGGCCCAGCTCGGCGCGTCGCAGGCGGACGCCGACCGGTACGGCAAGCTCGTCGGCCAGCTCTACACGTCCGGCGTGACCGGGGAGTTCGCGGAGGGCGCGGAGACCATCCGGGCCCTGGTGTCGACCGGGCTGGTGCCGCCGGACGCGACGAACAAGCAGCTCACCTCGATCGCCACGCACATGCAGGACGTGGCGACCACGTTCGGCACGGACATGACCCTGCAGACGCAGTCGGTGTCCGCGCTGCTGAAGAACAAGCTGGCGCCCGACGCCGACAGCGCCCTGGACGTCATCACCAAGGGCTTCCAGAAGCTCGGCCCGGCCGGCGAGGACCTGCTGGAGACCTTCCAGGAGTACCCGGTCCAGCTCAAGAAGCTGGGGTTGGACGCGAAGACGTCGCTGGGCCTGTTCTCCCAGGGCCTGCAGGGCGGCGCCCGCGACACCGACATCGTCGCCGACGCGCTGAAGGAATTCAGCATCCGGTCGATCGACATGTCGGCGACGTCGCAGACCGCGTACAAGCAACTCGGCCTGTCCGCGAAGGACATGAGCCTGCAGATCGCCAAGGGCGGCAAGGGCGCCCAGGCCGGCCTGCAGACGGTGCTGGACAAGCTCCGCGCGATCGACGACCCCGTCAAGCAAGAGGCGGCCGCCGTTGGCCTCTTCGGCACCCAGGCAGAAGACCTCGGATCCGCGCTCTTCTCGCTGGACCCGTCGAAGGCCACCTCCGCGATCGGCGACGTGTCCGGCGCGGCGACGCAGCTCGGCGACGACCTGAGGTCAGGGCCCAGCTACGAGATCACCGTCTTCAAGCGGGCGCTGCAGCAGAAGCTCGTCGGCTTCATCGGCGGCAAGGTGCTGCCGATCCTCGGCAAGTGGGGCGGGGTCCTGGACGACGACGTGCTGCCTCCCCTGGAGGCCGTCGGCGGGGTCGCCGAGGACATCCTCGTCCCCGCGGTCCGCGACGCCGGCACGATCGTCCAGGGCACGTACAAGTGGTTCAAGAAGTGGGGCCTGTGGCTAAGCCCGCTCGCGGTGCTCGTCGGCGGGGTCGCCCTGGCCCTCGGGGCGGAGGCGATCGCCACCGGCATCGCAGCCGGCGCGACCGCGACGTGGGCGACAGTGACCGGGATCGCGACCGGCGTCACCGAGGGCTGGGCCGCCGCGCAGGCCCTGCTCAACTCCGTGCTGGCGCTCAACCCCATCGTGCTGGTCGTGATAGCCCTCGCCGCGCTCGCCACCGGCTTGTACGTGGCGTACCAGAAGAGCGAGACCTTCCGCGACATCGTGCAGGGCGCCTGGCTGGTCATCAAGTTCACGGCCCTGGCCGTGGTCAACTGGTTCACCGGCACGGTCCTGCCGTTCTTCACCCAGACGATCCCGGGCGCCTTCAACACGACGATCGGGTGGGTGAAGGCGCACTGGCCGCTGCTGCTCGGGATCATCACCGGGCCGATCGGCCTCGCGGTCTTCGCGATCTTCCACTACCGCGACCAGATCACCGGCGCGTTCTCCTCGCTGTGGACGACCGTCAAGAGCCACACCCTGACGCCGATGGGGAACTTCTTCACCAAGACGCTGCCGGGGTGGGCGAGTTCGGCGGTCAGCGGGTTCGGCCGGGAGTGGGACAAGCTGGAGGCCCGCGCCAAGGCGCCGATCAACTTCGTGATCAACACGGTCTACAACAAGGGGATCGTGGGCGTCTGGAACCGGGTCGCCGGAGCGTTCGGCGCCCCGAAGCTGGGCACCTTCCAGTTCGCGACCGGCGGCCCCGTCTTCGGGGCCGGCACCGAGACGTCCGACGACGTGCCTGCGTGGCTCAGCCGCGGCGAGCACGTGTGGACCGCGGCCGAGGTGCGCGGCGCGGGCGGGCACGGGGCGGTCGCCGCGCTGCGGGCGTGGGCCGCCGCCGGCGGCGGCAAAGCCTCCCCGGGGTTCGCCCTCGGCGGGGCCTTCGGGTGGCTCGGGAAGGGCGCGGGCGCGATCGCCGGCCTCGGCTCCGCGGCGTGGAACAAGGCGAAGGCCGCGGTGTCCTGGATCAAGGACACCGCGCGGGCCTCCGCGGAGGCGGGCGTCCGCGCGGTCGTCAACCCGCTGCTGAACCGCATCCCCGGGCTGGACACCGGGTGGGGCCAGATGATGCGGGACGTGCCGTCCCGGATGATCGACGCCCTGTTCGGGGCCGCCGACCGTACCGACGCGGCCGGGTACGACTCCGGCGGGTGGCTGGCGCCCGGGACGACGATGGCGGTCAACGCCACCCGCCAACCCGAGGCGGTCCTGACTGCATCCCAGTGGCAGGCCGTCGCCGCGGCGGCCGCGGCCGCGCAGGCGGTCGCCGCCGGGGCGTCCCACTACCAGCCGGCCGCGCAGCAGCGGCCGGTGATCTACCTCAACGCCGCAGGCCTCGACCGCGGCCTGCTCCAGTGGCTGCAGCGTGCGGTCCGCGACGAGGGCGGCGGCAGCGTGCAGGTCCTGCTCGGCCAACCAGGAAAGAGGTGAGGTCGTGGCGTTCCCGGACGACCCGCTGGAGCACCGCACGCAGTTCGCCTTCGGGGCGGACGTGACGGCGGACCCGGGCACGTGGGAGTGGACCGACGCCACGCCCTCGCTGCTGGAGCAGACGATCAGCATCACGCGGGGCCGGCAGGCGCAGGCGGGGGCGGTCACCCCCGGCTCGATCTCGGTCGTCCTCGACAACCCGGACGGCGACTTCACCCCGGAGCTGGCGACCGGGGCGCACTACCCGCACGTGGTGCCCGGGGTGCCGATGCGGGAATCCCTCCGCGGCGGCACGACGTTCATCGAGCTACCGGGCGAAGGGGCGCGGATCAGCACCCCGGACGGGGCAGGTCTCGGCATCACCGGGGACGTCGACCTGCGGGTGGACGTGACGCTCACGGAATGGCGGCGCCCGGGCCGCCACATCCCCCTGATGAACAAGGGGACCGCCGAGGGCACCGACCAGTCGTGGGAGCTGGGCGTGCACGAGGGCGGGGCGCCGTACGTGGTCTGGCGCGAGTCCGCGACCAGCGTGGTCACGGTCGCGTGCGAGCAAACGGTGGTGGTCCCCCCGTCCGGGCGGCTCGCGCTGCGCGCCGCCGTCGACGTCGACAACGGCGCGGGCGGCTTCACCGTCTACTTCTGGACCGCCCCCACCCTGGCCGGCCCGTGGGCGGCCCTCGGCGAAGGGCAGACCTACGACCTGGCGTCCGCGCTCGTCACCTCCACCGCGCCGGTGCAGGCCGGCCACGTGGAGTACCCCGCGCAGGTCGGGGCGCTGCCGCCGGTGGGGCGCCTGCACGGCCTGGAGGTGCGCGACGGGATCGACGGCACCGTGGTCGCGCAGGTTACCGCGGCCGACGTCGCCGAGGACGCCGCGACCTTCACGGGGGCCGGCGGCCGTACGTGGACGGTGACCGCGCCCGCGGCCGCGACGCGGTGGGTGCCCAGGATCACCGCCCAGGTCACCGAGTGGGCGCCGACCTGGCCGTACGGCGACCTGTCCTCCGAGGACACCGGCGACCCGGGCGAGGCCCAGGTCGCGGTGCGGGCCAGTGGGCCGCTCCAGCGCCTCGGCACCGGGCAGCCCGCCCTGCAGTCCACCCTGCGCCGGCGCATCCCCGCCGCCCCCGCGTCCGACCGGCTGCTGGCGTACTGGCCCTGCGAGGACGGCGCCGCCAGCACGCAGGCCGCCTCCGGGCTGCCCGGCGGCACCCCGGCCCGGCTGACCGGAGTCCAGTGGGCGGCCGACGACAGCCTGCCCGGGTCCGCGGCCCTGCCGAGCACCGGGGCCGGCGCGGTCCTCAGCGGCGCCGTGCCCGCCCCGTCCGGTGCACCGGACGGCTGGCGTCTGGAGTGCGTGTACCGAGTCGACACCGCGCCGGCGTCCGCCTCCGAGGTCATCAACGTCCGCCTCAGCAACAGCCTCTTCAGCGGCATCAGGGTCGCGCTGGTCGGCTCGGACTTCACGGTCACCTTCGCCTTCGCGGACGCGACCACACCCGACGCCAGCAGCACCCTGCCGGCCCCCAACAGCGTCGGGACCTGGAACCGGTTGGTGCTCTACGCCCGGCAGGTCACCGCCACCACGATGATGGTCCACTTCGGCGTGATCACGATCGGCGGTACCGTGTACGGCGTCGACTCGCCGACGAACGCGGGAACGGTCGGGCGGGTCACCGGGGTGTACGCCACGTACGGGGCCGCGATCGAGGGCCTGCGCATCGGCCACCTCGCGGTCTTCGCCACGGCGGAAACCAGCATCTTCGACGGCGCGGACACCGGCTTCGACGGGGAGCTGGCCGCGGAGCGGATGATCCGCCTGGCCGGTGAGGAGGGCGTGCCCCTGCTGGTGTGCGGGGACACTACGACGACGGCGCCCATGGGCCCGCAGGGCATGGACACGCTGCTGGACCTGCTGCAGGAGTGCGCGGACACGGACGGCGGCCCCCTCGGCGAGCAGCGGGACCGCCTGGCGCTGCGGTACCGGACCCGCACCAGCCTCTACAACCAGACGCCGGCGCTGTCCCTGAACGCGCGGGCCCGCTCCGAGATCGCGAACCCCTTCTCACCCGTGTCGTCCGATGAGGCGCTGCGGAACCGGATCACCGCGACCCGCTCCGGCGGGTCGTCGGCGACCGTCGAGGATCCGGTGAGCATCGCCCGCTCCGGGGTGCGGCCGGACCAGGTGTCCGGCAAACCGCAGCGGGACACACAACTGCCGGACATGGCGTCGTGGGCGCTGCACCTGGCCACCGCCCCGGGGATGCGGTACCCGCAGCTCACCATGGATCTGGCCATCGCGCCGCAGCTGGTCGACGCCTGGCTGGGCACCGACACCGGCGACCTGGCCGCGGTCTCCGACCTGCCGCCGCAGCACCCCGCCGACACGGTGCAGGCCCTGGTGCAGGGCTACGTCGAGGCGTACTCGGCCGTGTCCTGGACGGCCACGACGAACTGCACACCAGGGCAGCCGTGGCAGGTCACCGACACCTTCAGCGACGGCGACGATGCGCCCCTGGCCGACAGCGACGGCAGCGAGCTCGCGGCCGGCATCGACGCCGACGACATCGAGCTGAGCGTCACGGTCACGGACGGCCCGCTGTGGTCGACCGATGACGGCGACTACCCCGTGGACATCCGCATCGGCGGCGGCGAGGTCGCCACGATCACCGCCTGCACAGGCACGAGCACCCCGCAGACCATGACCGCGACCCGCGGCGTCAACGGCGTCACCCGCAGCTGGCCGGCGGGCGCGACCGTGCAGCTCGTCGCCCCGATCATCGCGGCCATGTGAGGAGAACGAAGTGACGATCCTAGGTGGCCAGAAGGTGCCTGCCGGGCGCCTCAACCGGCTCCAACCCACGCCCTACCAGGCGGTCGCCACAGGCACCGTCGTGGGCCCCCAGACCGCAGCGGACATGCCCGGGCTGAGCATCACGTTCGACACGGTCTCGGACAACGCGACCTACCAGGCAGTGCTGGTCATGGACGTGGACCTCACCGCGTCCACGACCGGCCTGGCCTCCGGGCGCATCATCGTGGACGGCTCCGGGGCGACCCAGTTCGCGGTCTTCTCAGGCCAGGTCAGCACCGACCGAGGGACGGTAGCGCAGACCTACCAGGGCACCCTCGGCACCGCGGGCGAGCACACCATCAAGGCCGCGGTGACCGCGATGACCGGGCAGACGATCAACCAGTATTCGTCGCTGATGATCACCGTGTACGAGGTGGTGTGAGTGACCGTCCACGGCATCGACGTCGCCGGCTACCAGGACAGCGACTACGCCACCAGCGGCCTCGACTTCGTGTTCGTGAAGGCCACCGAGGGCCACAGCTACACCAACCCCAAGCACGCCGCGCAGGTCGCCACCGCCCGCGCCGCCGGCCTGGTCGTGGGCCACTACCACTTCGCCCGGTCCGGGTCGATGAGCGCCCAGGCCGACTACTTCCTCGCCCACGCCGGTGCGAAGCCCGGGGATGTGCTGGCGTTCGACTGGGAGGACACCGCGGTGTCCGGCGCGGAGAAGGACGCCTGGCTGCGGTACGTGCTGGGGAAGGCGCCCGGGCACCGGGTGGTCCTCTACTCGAACCGCGATTTTTGGCTGCACCGGGACCGGACCAGCTACGCGGGCTCCGGCCTGTGGGTAGCCGACCCCTCCGCGCCCAAGGGGCACCCGCGGGTCGAGCACCCCTGGCTGTTCCACCAGTACAGCGAGGCCGGCGGCCTCGACCGCAACCTCGGGAACTTCGCCGACCGCGCCGCGCTGCGGCGGTGGGCCGGCCAGATCAGCACGGAGGACATCGTGACCATCAGTGCAGCGGACGCCGAGCAGATCGCCGCGGCGGTCTGGGCGCACGGCATCCCCAACCCGGCCAGGCCGGACGCCCACGGCAAGCCGACGCTGACGCCGGCCTCCAGCTTCCAGCGCAGCGAGGACAGCCACTTCGACGCGCTCCGCCGGGAGTCCGCCGCGCAGACGGGGGCGCTGACGGCGGCCCTGGCCGCGCTCAGGCAGGACGGCGGCCTGACGGCGGAGCAGATCACCGCGGCGGCGCAGGCCGGCGCGCAGGCCGCGCTCGCCGAGCTCGGCACCGCGCTCACGAAGGAGGGCTGAGATGAGGATCAGCAGCGTGTGGAAGGCGGTCGTCTCCGGCGCCGCGGCCGGCATCACGGCGACGGCGACGGCGGTGCAGGACGGCCGGGTGACCGTCCCTGAGGTGGTGACCATCGTCGTCGCCGTCCTCGGCGCCTACGGCATCACCTGGGCGGTGCCGAACCGGAAGACAGGGTGACCCCGCAGGACCCCGGGGTCTACATCAGCTCGTCGCAGATGTACCAGGAGATGAGGTCGCTGCACGATGCCGTGTCCCGGGTAGAGACGAAGTTGGACGGTCTGCGGGATGGGTATGTCGAGGTCCGC